ATATGAAAACGGGCAAGGTAAGCGCGTGTGTTTCGCCGAGCTGTTCGTTTTATAGCGAGTTGTGTAAATATGGCGAGTTTACGTGGCATAGCGATAGAAGGAACGCCGTCAGCACGCATAAGTGGAACAAGGCCTATCTCGATGCTCAGTATAGCGAGGGGTTTCTTGATGCTTTGCAGACAGGGATTATTCCGGACTTTCCGGAGCGCGGTCTTTATATTCAGTGGGATGAAGATTATAATCGGGCGGGCTATAGTATTGATAACCACCATAAAGGCCAGCTGCCTGAGCAATACCCACTGCATTGGACGAACTATGAGCGGTATAAGTTTATGGGCCGATGGCCGGAAGTGAGGTAATCCCAGTGAAGGTAAAGAAAATTGATATTACAGAGCCTCTGAAAATTACCCGCGATGGCGCGTCACTCACGCTGACGAAGGGTAAGGGCTTTGATGCGTGGCTGAATGGTGAGGCGTTGGTTGGAGACCCTGATGCGCCGTTCAAGGTGGACTACAGGGTGAACTTCAGGGCGGCATATATCCGGCAGCTGCTGTTTAAGGCTGTCGATGATTGGTTGGAGGGTGATGAATGATATATATCCGTGACGAGTGTGGGCCGGTTAGGACGGGAATTAACGTGTACCCGTGGCGCTCAGGCAGTCTTGGGTTCATTGTGGCGCTTGGCCGCATGCGGTTCATGCTGCGGTATTCGCGGGTGTGGGGTTCGCTGGACTGTTATGGGTGGAGCGTGTGAACGATAACCTGACGATGGACGATTTGCTGGCGGAGCTGGTGGCCCGCGAGGAGGCGATGGCATCGTTTGCTGCGTATATTGAGTATGTGAGTGGTTTGAAGCCGCCCCCGCATTTGAAGTTGATCTGTGACAAGCTGGATGAGGTTGCGCAGGGTAAGATACAGCGTCTGATGATCTCGATGCCGCCGGGTCATGGTAAGTCGTTTGCCGCGTCGCATTACTTCCCGGCCTATTACTTGGCGAAGAACCCGACGAAGAACGTGATTTTTGCGACGCACAAGCAGGAGCTGTCGGACAGTTTCGGTCTGAAGGTTCGGAACGTCATCAAGGGCGACGAGCACAGGCGGTTGTTTCCGGATGTGGGGATTAGTGCGGACAAGACGGCAGCGGGCGAGTGGATGACGACGCAGGCTGGTGGTTATCACGCGACAGCTGTTGGCGCGAACGTGACTGGCCGGCGCGGGGATATATTGATTGGGGACGATTTGCTGTCGGGTATTCAGGCGGCTGAGTCGGACAGTGAGCGGAATAAGTTATGGGCATGGTACGGTGCGGATTTTTTCACGCGTCGTAAGAACAAGGACACGCCGATCATCCTGATTGGGACGCGCTGGCATTTGGGTGACCACATGGGTCGCTTGGATCAGGGCGAACGGGATGGTGAGGGCGAGAAGTGGGAGCGGGTAATTTTGCCTGCGCTGGCGGTGGATAACGACATTTTGGGGCGAGAGCCCGGAGATGCGCTGTGGCCGGAACAGTTCCCGAAAGAGGAACTGGAGAAGATCCGCCGCCAGCCTTCCACGACGAGCCGTATATGGTCGTCGCTGTATCAGCAGAATCCGGTTGTGGATGATGGTGGTATCATCGATCAGACGTGGTTTAAGTGGTGGCGCTCCCCTGATCCGCCGGAAGTGAAGTACGTTATACAGGCGTGGGATACGGCGCTGACGGCGAACAAGACATCGGCGTATAGCGCGTCTACGACGTGGGGCGTGTTTGATGACGATAACGATATACCGAACCTGATACTGTTGTCGGTGTGGCGCGACCGGGCTGAGTGGCCGATACTGCGGCGCATGGTACAGCGGATGGCGACGGATTACAGGGACGATAACTATCGCACGCCCATCAAGGTATCGAAGAATCGCAGGCCCGATACGGTGCTGGTGGAGGCGAAGGCGAACGGCCAGATGCTGATACAGGATTTGGGCCGTGCGGGAATTGTTGCAACGCCGTTTAATCCTGATAAGTTTGGTGATAAGATCGCACGCGTTCGATTGGTGACTGACTTGATTGAAAATGGTAGGGTTTGGCTACCGGCGATGAAGCCGTCATATGATGAGTTGAGGCCGTGGGCGCGTGACTTTATGGAACAGTGCGTGCAGTTTCCTGCAGCTGATTCGAGGGACTGGGTTGATACGATGACTATGGCATTCTTGCGGGTTAAGCAGTCTGGTTGGGTACACAATACGGAGAATCCGTATGAAGAGGTGTATGACGTACCGCTTGAACGCGCATCGTTTTATTGATAGGAGGCATAATGGCCCGCAAACCGATGACACTCGCAGACACGCTACGCCCTCAGTTTGAGGGCATTGGTGGTGTCGATGTTGATATGCCTGAGGGCGACTCAGAATACGAAATTGAAATGGACGGCCCTGAGATGGTCGATGGCGCTGAGATCACCGAACTGGATGATGGTGGCGTTGAGATTGATTTCAATCCTGCGGAAGACGAAGAAGAAGAAATCACGCACGAATCGAACCTTGCGCTGCACATGAGCGACATGGACCTCACGGGACTGGGCGAGATGTTGCTCAGCGGCGTTGAGGAAGACAAGCGGAGCCGTAGCGAGTGGGAAACCACGATGTCTGAGGGCATCAAGCTGATGGGTCTGAAGATCGAAGACCGTCAGACGCCGTTCAAGGGTGCGTGCGGCGTTTACGATCCGCTCTTGGCTGAGGCTGTGGTGCGTTGGCAGGCTGTGGCTTGCGGTGAGCTGTTGCCGGCGAGTGGCCCGGTTAAGACGCAGATCACGGGCGTGGCGAACGAGGAGCTTGAGGCGCAGGCGTCGCGGGTTAAGGACTTCATGAACCTTTACCTTACGGAATTGGCCCCTGAGTTCTACGAAGAGTTTGATCAGATGCTGTTCTGGCTGGCGTTGGTTGGTTCGACGTTCAAGAAAGTATATCAGGATCGGCTGCTGGGACGCCCGGTGAGCCGATTTGTTTTGCCGGATAACTTCATTGTTGCGTATGGCACGACCGATTTGGAAACATCGCCACGTTTCTGCCACATTACGCCCATGACGCGCCGGAACTTCCGCTTGGCGCAGCTGGCTGGTGTGTATCGCGACATTAAGGTTGGCGATCCGCAGCCGGATGATGAAGGCCAGACGCCGATTCGTGCGGAAGTCGATGGCGTTCAGGGCGTTGAGCCGGGCGCTGAGGGTACGGAAGAGTACCGAATTTACGAGGTTTATGCGGATCTGAACCTTGAGGGCTTCGAGAACGAGGATGGCATTCCTCTGCCGTATATCGTGACGATTGATGAGGGCAGCCGTAAGGTTCTGTCGATCTATCGGAACTATGAAGAGAATGACCCGACGTTTAAGCGTCAGGATTGCTTTGTTCACTATAAGCTGATGCCCGGCGTTGGCTTCTATGGCCTTGGCTATGCGCACTTGTTGGGCAACTCGGCGAAGACGGCGACATCGATCCGTCGCCAGCTGATTGACGCGGCGACGCTGAATAACTTCCCCGGTGGCTTGCGCGTTAAGGGCATGCGTCTGGACGATAACAACATCGGGATCGGTCCGACGGAGTTCCGTGAAATCGACACGGGCGGCATGCCGATTCAGAACGCAATCATGACGATGCCGTATAAGGAACCTTCGCAGGTTTCTTTGGCGCTGCTGAAGGAAACGTATGAGAGTGCGCGGAATCTTGCCAACACAGCCGAAATTGCGGTGGGTGAGGGCAGACAAGATGCTCCAGTTGGAACGACTGTGGCTCTTATGGAAGCGGCAACCCGACTCCAGTCGGCGACGCTCAAGCGGTCGCATAAGGCGTTCAATCGGGAACTGAAGATGATTGCGAATTTGTTTGGCAAGTATCTGCCAGACGAACCGTATCCATTCCCAGTTCGCGGCGGCATGTCGGCGATTATGCGGGAAGACTTCTCGGATAACATCGACGTTATCCCTGTCAGCGACCCGAACATTTCGTCGTCAGCACAGCGCATGATGCGGGCTGAAGCACTGTTGCGCTTTGCGACACAGCAGCCTGACCAGCACAATCTGCGTCAAGCCTATCGTCAGATGTATGTCGAGATGGGCATTGACGAAGAGAAGATTGAAATGCTGTTGCTTCCTGAGCAGGCGAAGCCAAGGCCGCTGGATCCTCTGTCTGAGAACCAGAACGCACTGACGGGCAAGCCATTGGTGGCCGGCGCGTATCAAGATCACGACGCACACATCGCGGCCCACGCCCCGATTGCTGAAGAGAACCCGGCTCTTCAGGCGCATATCAATGAGCACTTAGCTCTGAAGATGCGCTTGCAGGTTGAGCAAATTATCGGTCAGCCACTTCCACCCCCCGGCCAGCCGATGCCGCCAGAGATTGAAAATCAACTGGCGGTTATGGTGGCGCAGGCTATGCAGCAGCTTGCTCCATCTTATAAAGCTCAGCCTCCGGGCCCAGATCCTATGCTTCAAGTGGAGCAGATGAAGGTTCAGCAGCGTGAAGCTGACAGTAAACTTGACGCCCAAGTCAATATGGCAAAGGCTCAATTAGAAGCACAGACTGACGCGGAAGACCGTGCTTCGAGAGAGCGGATTGCGGCAATGAAGCTGCAGTCTGAGGCCCTGCGTAACAATGGAGGTTTCCAATGAAAATGTCTGATATGCGGGCCAAGGCTCGTGCAATTTTCGGCCCAGCAATCGCTGAGCCAATGCCTAATCAACCCAACGGTGCGAAGGCTCTTCAGGAGCGTGCAAACGCCCGCCCGATTCCTACCTATAAGGTTGGTGGCGCTGTGAAGAAGAACAAGCCTCCGCAGCCGACTGCAGCTGAGCGTGAAGCAGATCGCAAGCGCCGCGAAGAGTATGCGAAGATGAATGTGTCGAAAGAACAGGCCGCAGCTATCGCCCGTGGCAATCGCGCTGCTGACATTGAAGGTGGCCGCTATAAGGATGGCG